TCAGCTTTACTACAGGACAATGGTTTCAAACAACTTCTACATCAAACCCATTCACTATGACTGGGGCAATGCCTGGTGCTGCAACTGGCTCTGGAGCTCAGTTCTCTGCAATCAACAAGACAGACCCTGCTAACAGTGATTTCCTGTCAATAGCCTGTGGCAACTGGGGTACTGGCGGGTTCGAACCGTACTTGTTCTGGGGCAAACTGGTTTCTGGCAATTATGCAAACCACACTTCTTCTCTTGTAATTAAGACAGCAAATGCGTCTACTGAGATTATTGCTGCAACAATCAATTACCAGACTGTACCATCTGCTGCTTCTGACCTGACACGTAAGGACTATGTTGACAACAAGACTTACAGGGGCGAATTTTCTGCTGACCCATCCACTTCTGGACTTCATGCTGGTGCAACATATTACAACACTATTTCTAGCAAGCTGAAGGTTCTACTTTCAACTGGAACATGGGTGAATACATGACAGTAGCAACAACCGCAACAGAAGGACAAATTGTACTTTCTGGTGACCTGACAGGAACTGGAGAGGCACCAGCACTAAGAGCAACAGGTGTTACACCAGGTACGTACTCATTTCATTACACTAACTATGACTCGATGACAATTCCACAAGTTGTCATTGACAGCAAGGGACGTGTGATATTTGCAAAGTCGGCTCCAGCGGGTCCTATAGACAAGACATCTGCCAGTCAGTATGGTGTTGCAAAGATTGGTACTAACATTAATGATGTTGATGGACTAATCAGTTGCAATGCATTCACACTAACTGATGCAACAACAACAGAACTCGGCATTGCACGAGTTGACAACTCATCACTTGGAATAGTTGATGGTGAAATCAGGCCACTTATCGCAGACACCCCTTATGCTGGTCTAGTAAAGACTGGTGTAAATATCACAAACACGGGTGGTGCTATTTCAGTTCCGCTTGCAACTACTTCTGCAGTGGGTCGAATCAAGCCAAACACTGATGGACTGACAATGAGTGGTGGCACACTTTCAGCATCTAATGCCAGCACTACACAACGTGGTATATTCAAGATTGACGGTTCTACAATTGTTAATACAGTAGGTGTGCTGTCAGTTCCTAATGTTGCATCAACTACAGTTGCCGGACTAGTGAAGGTTGACACGAACACCATTGGATTATCCAATGGTATTATTTCAGTTGGCAAAACAGCAACTTCTGCCGTATTAGGAGTACTACGACCAGACAACACAACTGTAACTGTTGACGGTTCAGGTATTCTAACAAATCTGTTCTATTCACGTATTGCTACTGATACTGTTGCTGGACTGGTTATACCAAGCTCATCAAATTTCACAATAGACGTAAGTAATGTTCTAAGTGCTAATACTGCAACTTCAGCAGCACTTGGTGTAGTTAAACCAGATGGTACCACTGTTACTGCATCTGCTGGCGTTCTTTCTTATATTGTACCAACAGCAACTAATGCTGTACTTGGCAAGATTAGACCAGACAACACAACTACTACTATTGCAAGCGGTGTTCTATCAGTACCAACAGCAACTAATGCTGTACTTGGCAAGATTAGACCAGACAACACAACTACTACTATTGCAAGCGGTGTTCTATCAATTCCTCTTGCAACAACTGCATCACCTGGGGTTGCTAGACCAGACAATACTACTATAACACTAGTAAGTGGTGCACTAACTGCTGTTCAACCTTCAATAGCAACATCAACAACACCTGGTAAAGTTAAATGTGGTGTTACACTTGATATAACCGCGCAAGGAGTTATATCAATTCCTCTAGCTCCTATTATTTTTATATCAGAAATGACTGGGACTAATGGTGTAGTTAAACCCGACAATTCAACAATAACTATTTCAGATGGTGTTCTATCCGCAGCAAAAGCGACTTCGACTACTAATGGTGTAGTTAAGACAGAAGGAACATTACTTAAAACTACTGCAGGTGTTATTTCCGTACAGAAGGCAACTTATTCTGAATTCGGAATAGTTATTGGCAATTCGCCCGGTATAGTCAATGCAGGTGGTGTTTTAAGTACAGCCATTGCTGATGTAAACACTGCAAATACGTTTACGAAATGTCAACATTATAATGTACTACCCGGTATATTCACACCAGTTAGTGGAATTTACAATATTCCATCAAGCAAACTTGGCTCAATATTACTGTCAGCAACTGACGATGTTGATTTGACATTGTCGGGCGTATCTGTACCGTCTGGCACAATTCTATCATGCACAATGATATTGAAAAATGATTACGCTAAGTCATTTCATTTTGAGCCAACGTGGTTTTACCCAGAGACAAATATAACTAATGTAGTTGGTGGTGCTTTATACAGGGTAGAATTAACTATCTTTGAAAAATCTGGTACAGCATTTGGTATAATTCATTCAACTGGTCAGATAACCTTATAAAGGATAAACAATGACTACAGCAACAAATTCAACTCTCGGCGAAATCAAATTAACTGGCGACCTTGCAGGTAGCAACAATGGTCTTTTGCCAGAACTCACTGCATCAGGTGTTACAGCCGGTTCGTATTCACTACCAACATTCACTGTTGATGGTAAGGGTCGCATTACATCTGCAACAAACAATTCTCTTGCCTCACTCATCACACATGCTTCTACTTCAGCATATGGTGTAGTTAAGGTAGATGGAAGTACAATCACTGCTACAGATGGGGTTATCTCTGCAGTATTGCCTGTTGCAACTGCTTCTACAAAGGGTATCCTGCGGCCAGATTCAACTTTGAATATCTCTTCTGGTGTACTTTCTGTTCCAACAGCAACTACTTCAACGTTTGGTACTGTTCGCCCAGACGGAACTACTGTGCAAATCTCATCTGGTGTCATTTCTGTACCAGTTGCTTCTAGTACGGTGTATGGTGTTGTGAAGCCAGATGCTGCTCAATTTTCAATTCTCGGAGATGGAACTACAAAATTGCTAGATGCCAGCACTACACAAAAGGGTATTGCAAAGATTGATGGCACTACAATTGTTTACAATGGGTCAAATCAGCTTTCAGTTCCTACTGCAAGCACAACAACTCTCGGTGTTGTTAAGGTGGATGGCACATCTGTAACAATAAACGGTTCTGGAGTAATTTCCTCAACAAATTCTCCACCCACTGCTACATCTGCAATATTAGGTATTGCTCGTCCAGACAACACGTCCATGACTATTTCGTCTGGCGTTCTTTCTGCTGTTTCTCCACCAACAGCAAGTACTTCAACTCTTGGTGTTGTAAAGGTTGACGGAACTACAGTAGTAGTATCTAGCGGAACTATTTCTATTCCTACTGCAACATCTGCTGTACTAGGTATTGCTCGTCCAGACAACACATCCATGACTATTTCGTCTGGCGTTCTTTCTGCTGTTTCTCCACCTACTGCGACATCTGCAGTACTTGGTCTTGTCCGTCCAGACAACACATCTACAACTGTTGCAGCAGGCGTACTGTCTGTTCCCACTGCTACTTCTACTGTACTAGGCATTGCTCGTCCAGATAACACCACTATAACGACAGTAGCAGGCGTACTTTCTGTTCCAATAGCAACTACTTCGACGTTTGGTACTGTTCGTCCAGATGGAGTCACAGTAACAGTTTCTGCAGGCGTACTTACAGCGCCTCTACCAACTGCAACATCGTTTTCATTGGGTATTGTTAAACCAGATGCCGCAACAATAAGTGTTGATGTAAATGGCACTCTTCAAGCAATAAAGGCAACAAGCACGACAGTAGGTGTAGTTAGGGCAGACACTACCACAATTAACATTAGTGCAAATGGTGTTCTTTCAATTCCTACCTCTACTTCTACTATATTTGGTACAGTTAAACCAGATAATACAACAGTTGTAGTAGACGGAAGTGGTGTTCTTTCTATCCCATCAATATCATATGCCACATCTTCAACATACGGCATTGTTAAACCAGATAATGTGACTATTAGTGCTGCAAGTGGCGTTTTAGGGGTAATAGGTACTCCAACATTTACAGCATTTACAAATGTGGCTAATGTATGGCAAGGTCCACAATGGATAACACCTACTTCTCATACATTTTCTGCTGCTGGCATTGTTTCAGTTGCATTGAATAATAGTTACTACGCTGAAAGTGGGCTGACATCAGCTGCAATTGGTTTTTCGGCGCCGATAAGTTCAAGTTATACTGGTATGATATTGACATTGATAGTGAAATCTACAGGAACAGGAACCTTTGAATTTTTAGGTCAGACAGCTTTCGCACTTGCTTCAGGTAAGTATTACATTAGACGGTACATGGTGTATGCACTTGATATTTCAACATATGGAATTCATTTAATAGATTCTACATCATTCAACATCTAAAGCTGCAGCTTAACAAATCTGGTTGCATCTAACGGGCTCATCCACTCAAGCCCGTTCTTCTCTGCCCATTGCGAGTAGGTCGTCTTCGAACCTTTTGCAATGGGCTTTCTTGCGTCTTGGAATACCATTATTATCCGCTTGTCCGGATGCTGTGCTTTCACAAGCAACATCTTCTTGCGGTCAGCATTTGTAAATCTGCCTTTAGTCTCTAACCAGATGTTTGTTCCAGGTATGTGGAAATCTGGTGTGTATCTGTGCACTGAAGCAGGTACTGTATAATGTAACACAGATTGTTCATATGTTACTGAATTCTCTGGCAGACTATTGTAGAATGTGGATTCGAATTTGCTTCTAAAGTTTGGCATATGCACCTCTGATGTTATACATATATTTATGATGCACTGGTTATTTATTCAACAGTCAGGTATATGTGCTTTATAAATAAACAGTCAATAACCTATAGGAGCATAAATGGACACAGAACAACTTTGGGACCGCTTTATCGCACACCTAAATGAAGTTGAACCTTTGGGAAAGTACGGTGATGGTACTCACAAAAGTTTCATTGGTTCGATTGAAAAGTACAAGAAGATATTCATTGATGCAAATAAGGAGAATAAATGGACAAAGTAAGTATAAGGGACCTAATCATAAGACGTGGCATGGGCAGTTTTGGTTACCAGTGGAGTATTTCTGCTGGAGTAAAAGGTGGTACTACACGGACACTAAATCAACACGACACTCTTGTTGTACTGGAAACAGGGCAGGAATTTAGTTTTGATGAATTACTTGCTGAGTATGATAGGAGACAGCAATGAATGAAATGAAAACATTTTCTAATATATGTGCAGCCATAAAAAGATTGGTATCCAATAAACCAGTTCCACAAAAACATATCCAAGCAGGTATAATCATACCAGATAGCAATGGTCGTCCAATATACGTTCAAGGTAGGGTAGAACCACTAATGCACAAACGGATTAGGCTAAATGACCACCAACAAAGCAATTAATGAGGCAATCGACTTAATAGTGAAGTCCGGTTTTCCTGAAGAATACAGAGACAGCATTAAGACAATTGAATGGACATATCACACAGGACAAGAGTTTCTCAAAGTAGAATTCGTCAAAGATGATATGCTTGCAATTTATATACGATAACTATAGGAGTAAATCTATGTCAAAAAGAACCTATTATGCAACAGTTACCCCAGAGGGTACAAGGCGCAAACGCTCTGCACTTATTGCAGATATCTTGTTGCAGGAATGTCCCGAACAGTACTTGCAATATGCTCTAAGAGCAGATGAGATAATCAAGATAGACAACAGAGATGCACAGTCAAAGATACAGGATTCAGGCCTGAATGTTGTCCATAATGAATCTGAAAATCTGCGCAAAGCAAAGAAGAATAAGCGTAGGCAATTAAACAGGTGGCTTCGGTCTCAAGAAGCAAAAGATTCATTTTTGTCTAGAATGGTGGAGTGGGAATAATGGCACGCAATCCTTTTGACTTATCAATGCCAGTAAGTGACATTATACGGACACAGGGCTGGGCTTATTTTAAGCAACCAGCAGTATGTGCTGTCATCTGCAAGAATACTGGCCGGATGTACATCTGTAATTCCACAAGGCCAGATAGACGCAGAGCAGTTATGCTTCACTGGCTCCAGAGATATTGGACATTTGATAATGCCAATTCATTCTTTGGGTGTGTACAATTAGGCAAAGATATTCGTAAGTACGGTGTAGGAAGTTTCTACATTGATATTCTGAAGTCTATGCCAGGTGCTACTAATGCAGAATTAGATGCAGAACAAGACAAAATTGTCAAAGGTGTTGATGAGAAGCTTTTGTACAATCTAAGTAAAGGCAAAGGTAGTAAACAACCACATGATATTCATTCAAGCTTCTATGAGTTAGACAGTGAATATAGGGATGCAATAAAGAAATTGATTGCTACTTACAAAAAGGTCGTCTCACTAACTGAAGCAAAGAACCGTGAAATTGCAGAGTTCCGTAGGCGCAAAGCAGAAATTATTCAATTACGCAAATCTGGCCAGATTACTTGCGTTGAATGTGACAAGCAGATTAAGAAGGCAAAAGAGAAATTGACTAAGGCCCGAGATGCTAGAAATTATGCTGACGATGTCTATTTTGATATGTTGCATACTACTAGTGAAATGAAGCAGGATTTGATTAAGAAGTATTCATCTGCTACAGGACCAACATACTAATAAATACACCGAGAGCACAGTTGTAGTGAGGTGCAAGAGGACTTTTCAAAAGGAATTGAAGAACTCCTGCTAAATTACCAACTCTTGCCAGTACCTCGCCGGCTACTTCAACCGCTTGAGCCACCCAAGATGTGCATTGGTGGCAACAAGAAGCCCTGGACTAAAAACCCAGGGCTTTCTTGCGTGCGGAGGTAACTGTTACAGTTGCAATGTGAAGTTACAATGTGACTATGTACAGTGTATGTAGAGTGGGTATAATAGCATCATACCAACAACGGTATGTAAACAAAGGATTATCATGAACTTCATTAAAACTGGCAAGATGGAATATACTGTTTTCTCTGGCACCCCTGAACTTGGCCCTGTGAAAGACGTCATCAAGTTTCTCCCCGCGCATGTGTCTTTTTCGTCTGACGGTGAAGTTGTCAGTATTCCTTATCGTAATTCAGCAAACCTGCCGACACTTGCTGATGCTGGTAAGTCTGAAGCAAATGCTGAAGAATTTATTAGGAATTATGGTGAAAAATTTCATGGTGTTGCATTGTTCTTCATGGTGATGTTCGGTTAATTCTTGCGTGCGGAGGCAACTGTTACACTTTAGCTATGTACAGTTGCCCTATTTAGTGTATAATAGCTACATACCAACCGAACAGCACATCATGAACCTACTTGCCAGATTTCAAGAACTTGCAAACCAACAGTATCCTGAAGATGCTTTTGGTCAATCCCAAAAAACTCATGCTGAACTCACAATAAATGAGCAAGCATGGGAGATTGATGTGGAGTTCAGCAGGGGGCAACTTGTCGAACTGCAGGAACTTTTCGACACAGAATATGAACTAACTGACCATGAGCAGTTGGTTTGGGAAACACTCACTAATATGATGTAAATCATGAAATACACTATCACCCGCAAAGATGCAGTAGGAAGCCTGCCCGATGACATTCAGGACCGACTTACCAAGATGTCAAAGGCGGACAGAAAACTTGCAGTTGACAATTTGATGGAATGCATTTGGCAGATTGTTCAAAACTGCCGTCATGAAAATGGTAGGTATTACTACAGTGCAGCCTATTCTGAAGTGCGTGATTTGCTTGCTGATGAATGGGCTAATCCCCTTGCTCAAGTAATGTTTAACGAGTAAAATCATGAACTACACTTTCACCACTACCAACCATGCTTCTTCTGGAGAACCTGCCACTAAGGCGTTCCCTGCACGCCTTTCAGTTGCTGTGAATGGGGTTGCAGGCCAAGTGTTCCAACTCGAGCACATGCGGACTGGGCTGGCCGGTTTGCAGATTGTCCGCTCACTTGGGGACAACTCCATGTTTGAAGGCAAGCAATTGCAGACACACATCAACACCCTCTTGGCAGAAATTGAAAAACTGGAACAGCAAATCAGGTGGGCCAGAAATAACCTGATTGTGCTCGGTCTGAACAAGGGTGATGCCGAAACCACATGGATTATCAACAAGGAGTAAATGATGAATGTCACAATCAAGGTCAAGAACCTGTCTGAAGTGGAGAAGTTCAAGGCGGTTCTTGAGAAAATTGACTACTGGCCCGCAAGAATTGTGGGAAATGTGTTCGTTTTCCACTTTCACATGACACATGATGTAGACATTGACCCCAAGAATGATACACTTGACATCCGTCAACACAAGGCAACTCCCCTGATGTCCTGTCTCCGGTTCATTGCTGCTGCCAAGAAGTTCAAGCATGCATTCAAGAGGTTCGAAATATCGATGGCCTGAACTGTTACACTTTAGTTGTGTACCATGTAGCTATTTAGTGTATAATAGCTACATACCAACCAAACAGAGTACTCCAAATGGGTCAAGCTAAAAACCGCAAGGCAGAGATTGAACAACTGAAGGCACAGGGTAAGAAGCAACCCGAACCAAAGCAGCCCAAGGTGCCTGAAGTTATCAACTACGGCTTCTTCTATTCACCCACTGATACTGTGAAGGATGTCATTGCCATCAGTTGTGGTAAGAATCTGTCTGCAACTTTCCCGCTCGAAGTTGGCAAGAATGCCTGGGACAATGTCCCCGAGTATGACAAGTTCTATGAAGAAGGTGGTCAAGAGTTTGTTGACTACATGTTTGAACAAGTCAATGAAGCCCGTTTGATGGTCATCAAAACTCCTGGTAAGATTGCAAGTGATGCCGATATTGAGAAGTTGGTTATCGCAGCAATGAATATCTGCTGGTTGACAGTCCGTGGGTTCATCAAGCAATCCGAATATAACGGAACCACAGTTGCGGCCTTGTCTAGTATGTTCCCCACTTCTACTGGAACTCCTCCTGGATTTGTGGAAACTCCTGCTCCCACTCCCCGTGCCAAGCCTGAACACTACACTCCGAATGAAGTTGAAGGCCACTATCGGACTCAGAATGGCAAGCGGGTTTTTGTGAAGGCCTACAAGAGGGGATAACTGTTACACTTTAGCTATGTACATTCTCCCTATTTAGTGTATAATAGCTACATACCAACCAAACAGAGTACATGATGAACCCCAACATTCAGATGCTGATTACCTACCTCAATGGCCATTTGGCATTCCTCAATAAGGGTGGCACTATTAGAATGTCCACACCTCCTGGAGGTGTTAGCCGTGAACAACGGAGACTTGTTGAACGGGCATGCCCGAAGTTGAAGTTCAACTGGGCTAATACTGGTGTTGTTGATGGTGTTCTGCTGTAACTAAAGGCAATCATGAACTACTCAATCTCTCACGAATGGGCCAACTTCTACATTGATGTGGTGATGTATGATGAGTTCGGGATAACCTTTGAAGGTGACTTGGTGAATGACCCTAACATCACCAAGAACTTAAAATCTTTGGTAGCAGATGCACTTGTCTTCGGCCACCTGATGGAACAGGTGATGCTAAATGCCAAGAATGAAGATGGTAAACTGAGGTTCACATACCAAAAGCCTTGCGGCACTGAAGACAGAACATTTGTGCGGACCTTCAACTCACTGAAGTACCCCAAGGGTGAGTATGCTGGGTTCATCTCTTTCCAGAGCGGTGATTGGTATGCCATTGCAAATGCTGTGCATCTGTTCATGGTTCATTCCACAACCAGGATTTTCTGAAGTATGATTATCACAAATCCCAAAATCTTCTTTGAAGAAGTTCCCTCTGCCTGGTTCAGAGGTGAGACTACACCCGAAGAAGATGCCGCAATCAAAGTGATGGCTTGGTCCGGCATGGGTTTCATTCAAGCCATCCGTCATGTTAGACAATCGGTATGGTTGAAGAGCCGCTTACCTTAACAAGACGGGACTTTCTGTACACACTAGTACTGGTTGACCGTGTGAGTAGTACACGAACTGCACTTATCCCAAGTCCGGCACCCACAACCAGAGCCGGACTACTTTTTACCCTGTTGACTTTCTTGAAAGGAAGATGAAAATGGCAAACGAACTTGGTGGTATGATTGCTGCTCTTGCAGGATTTTCTGTGATGCTGTTCCTGTACTTCTTGCCGACATACATTGCATACCGCAGGAAACACAAGAATGTAGGCCCGATTGCCATTGTGAATGGCTTCTTCGGATGGACTGGTCTCGGCTGGATTGGCTGCTTGGCCTGGTGCCTGTCTAGCTGATATGGAATACCTCTACATCAGTCTACCAGTTGTGATGGCATTGATTGACATCATCCTAGGTGGCCCACTTAGTGAAGTCCTGAAATGAACCCAAAGGTAATGACCATCATCAATAGGGGCGGCAATGCCAATCCTAAGGGTCATGTAAACTGGTACATACCGACTCCAGGACTTGATGCAATAATCGAGTTGCTGGATTCGAACCCCCAAGGTCTCAAAGTGCTAAAGACCTGCAGAGCATTCAGAGGTCCTGCTAATCTGGGTACAGTTCGGAGGAATGCCAATAAATAGCATTACCAGAAGTTATTCCTCTCTCCTTTAAACTGGTGCTGTGACAAAAGCCGCTGCAATATGCGGCTTTTTCATGCCTTGGGCAGGTTATTGATGACAATAAATATACTCATTATAACCCATAGGAGCTATTCCAATGCATGACAGATTATTTCTTAAAAGATATGATGATGAAATCAAACAGGCACTTACTTGGTGCCATGAACATCAAATAGGTGTCCATCCACTTTCTTTAAAAGAAGCAGATGCAATATTCGGCACTGGACAGACACGGTTAGGATTATTCTTGCGCCCTTTGCTTACTAGAGTACATAAAGGCGGTGGTAATAAAGTCGGTAGAATTGCTAGGTATTGTGTTAATATTGCAGAGTACACCCGCATCTTTACTTTAGTATGTGATTTTGCACCTCAAGTAATATCATTTGATGAGATGATGCCAGCACAACAGTATGACTTTATGAATGAAGATGAAAAGAGAACAGATGCCATTGCTCAATTACGGGCAAGACAGAAAGATATTATTGCCGAACTCCAACATGAGACAGGACTGTCCTACTTTGACATAGTAGAAGTGTTACGTACATTTCCTCAATTGACTAATATGCAACCAAAGTTACTGACTTGAAAACATATGAATTGAGTGTAACTGGTATTCACTCAATTCACAACTTTCCGTGAAAACATATGAATTGAGTGTAACTGGTATTCACTCAATTCACAACTTTCCGTGCCCTAACCAAGTAATGTTGCTAGGGCATTTACTTGTCCCGGATGTGCTCATTGACAAGAGTGAGTAAGTAACACTCACCCAAGTAATGCAGCTCTAGTCCTAAGAGGGCGCGCGCTTTTATTGAAGCGCATTCTGCCTATAAATAAGTACTGGTGGATACCAACCTGGATAGGAGCAAACATGATTCAACCTGACCCCCATTATCATCCTGACGATAGTCAACCTGACAACCGTCAACCTGACACTGAAATGAAACTATTTCTCAAAGGAAATACCAACTATAAGCCGAAGAGAATGACAGACGCATCTGTTTATGATTTGGCACGTCATTATTACACCTTTGTCGAAATAGCAGAGTACTTTTCAGTCTCTCCCACTACACTTGAAGCACTCCATGGTGAGGCTTTCCGTGAAGGTAAGAACAATGCAATGCAGAAGCCACGGATGCTTCTAAATCGTATTTTACAGGACTTTGCTGACTTACCAGAAGGTGTATTTGCCCGTGGTGACATCCCAATCCACAATTTACTGAAGGCAATTGAACTGCATGGTAAGAAATTTGAAGGACTGGGTTCAAAGCAGACTATTGTCCATGAGACTGGAGCAAAGTATGATGCTGTTGAATCATTGCCAATCATCATTGAGAGACCTTCAGAATGACAACACACTATAACATTGAATTCGGCTTTCTCCACTTTGAACCCTCTAATACAGACTATGTCGTATGGCGGACTACTCTAAATGGGAAAGTGCTTGGTGGTTGCATTGCAGCACCTGATAAGAGTAAATTCCACCTTGTCAAGAAGGTCATACACATTCACCTTGATGCACTAGGAGTTCCTACTGAACGCACTATGGTGTTAGTTGAACAGGTAACCCCGACCTTCATGATATGAAAGTACTTCAGTTAAAGCCTTCACTTCTACCTCATCAGGTAGAATTCGTGATGTGCGATGATGTTGCAATTCAAGCATTTGTTGGCGGATACCGGTCAGGCAAATCTGAAGCACTGACCTGGAAATCACTAAGATGTGCAGCAGAAATCTATCCAGGCGAATGTGGTGTTATCATCAGCCCAATTGCCGGTATGAATCAGCGCAACATAGTACCCATACTAAAGCGGATACTGCCAAATACCGGCCTTATCTATGATGAGGAACACCTTGCTAATAAGTACGTTGACTATATTGACATCCAAGTAGGAAAGCGCACATCACGTATTTGGCTAAATGTATCTGCAGAGAACTACACACGCATGAATGGTATGAGCTTAGCATGGGGCGGATTTGACGAAGCAGACCTCTGCCGAAATTCAGAGATTGCCTATGACGCATTTGTTGAACTCGGCAACCGGTTATCAGAATCAGACAATGCAATGCAGTTTGCTGTGTCTACACCAGAAGGTTATGGCTTCATGTACAAGAGATTTGTGGAGGAAGCTTCTGACTTTACCCGCATATGGCACGTTGACATGCGAGACAATTTCCTTTTGCCAAAGAACTATCTTGCTTCACGACTAGAGAATATTCCAAAGTCCAAACAAAAGGCCTACATTGAGGGTCAGTTTGCAAACATCAACACCTCCACTGTCTACACTGACTTTGACCGGGTTCTAAACCACACTAACTACACGGTCAAAGACAATCCTCGTGGAGAGCCACTTCACCTTGGTATGGACTTCAACATTGACAAGTGCGCAAGCATCGTGCACATCATCAAGGACGGTCTGCCATATGCTGTAGATGAATTCACAAAGATAAAGGACACAAATGCAATGTGTTCTGCTATCAGGCAGAGGTACCCGACTCAACCCATCTATGTTTACCCTGATGCTTCTGGCAAGAACAGAAATGCAATAGGCTTAGGTATATCTGGTGTTGGCACTGCACATGCTATACTGCAACAAGCAGGGTTCAAAATCCATGTGAATGGCGTAAATCCATTAGTTGGTGACCGTGTCAACTCAATGAATGCAATGTTCTGTAATGCCGCTAATGAACGCCGGTATAAAGTAAATACAACGTTATGTCCAACATATACAAAATCACTCGAGCGGCAAGCCTGGGTTAAAGGTGAGCCTGATAAATCAAATGACGTCGACCACCCGTTGGATGCCGGAGGCTACTTCATTCACTACAAATTCCCAGTACAAGGTAGAGCAACACTAAGGACCTACTAATGAACAATGCAGAACGTCTAATCAAGTGCCTTGGCGATAATGATGCCAGGTTTGCACGCAAGGCAATCAACTACTACGATGGATGTCAAGTAGAGGAACTTATCAAATGTTTGTCAGACCCGTCTAACTTCAGACGAGAATGGCGAGAGAAGGGTATGTACCCACGTACCCGCAATATCACTAAGGCCATTGTTGACAAGTCTGGCCTGCTATTCAATGGACCTGAACCAGTACTAGAAGTATGGACAAAGTCTGTAATCAACCAAGCAGCAACTCAAGCATTCAATGATGTCATGGACCAGGTCGGCTGGATTGAGTTCTTTACCAACTTTGACAACCAAGTCCGGATGTTGAAGACTGGCCTTGTGCTAGTGCAGTGGGACCCTATTAATAAAGCACTCATCTTTGATGCACTACATCGTGGCAACTGTGCTGTTAGTGTTGACCCCACCACCCGTCAAATAATTGAGCTGATTATGATTACTGGTGATGAGGATTCAGATGAGTACCGCTTATTCACACAAGACACTATCTATGACCTTGAGTACGACAGAGAACTAAAGATTCTGACAATCAAAGCACAGTTCCCGAATATGTACGGGATTATTCCTATTGCAATATTCCACGACACACAGACACCACGGTACGGTGTATGGAATATGGCCCCTGCTGACTTAGTTGGTATGAATGAGATGTACAACCTGCACCTGATGGACAGTGAGTACAGTGCTGCATGGTCTAAGGTCAAGACCCTGTTTACAAATGCTGAAATTAGTGGCAACTCTAACACTACCGAAACATGGGTTGACCCTGCTACAGGCATCCCACGACAAGTGCCGAAGAACCCATCTGTCTGTGGCGGACCTGGTAAGATTGTGCAGATTGATGTTAGTGGCGGACAGACAGCATTTGTTGAATATAAAGGCCCAGATGTTACATTGAGCCCAGTAGACGAAATGTTCAGCCAATGGGTTAAGGACTTTGCTGCTGATTGGTCAGTACGGCTTAAGTCATCAGGTGAAGCTTCTGCTACATCTGGATTTCAATTGGTTGTAGAGGAACTACCTAATCTTGAATTGCGCAAGCAGCGCCAGAAGATGTTTGCAGCAGGATTTGCACGACTCTACAAGGTAATAGCATTAGTGCTTGCAGGTGTGCCTGGTTCAGCTCTGCCTTTAGATGGTGAAGTCTTTACAAACTTCGGTAAGTTGGCTCTGCCTGTAGATGACAAGGCACAAGAAGAAGTATGGTCCCGTCGTATCCTTGAAGGTCGTGCTTCACGCGTAGACTACTTCATGGAAACACAGGGCATGACACGAGAAGAAGCTATTGCAAAGGTTGCAGAGATTGATGCACTTGCAGCACCTGCTTCTACACTGGTTCGAAACACAGCAGTGAGGGTCGCATGAGCCAAGGAAATGGGCATGTAGTTAAAATACGTGCTAGTAAGCCAAAGAAAGAGGAGTACGCTCCACAGAAGAAACAGAAGACGCGCAATCGTCATAAGTTGACTCATAGAGAACTTTGGAAAGAACAGTAAATGCCTGCAATCAGTGCAACTCTTATCAACTCAAATCCACAGGAGGTAAGCCCAGAAGCATGGGATGCCGCCTGTATGGACGTGTTCGATATCTGTGTTGAGAAATCTCCTGTGGATACTGGAGCATTTCAAGACGCATGGGAGATGTACAGACTAGCACCAGACATTTACCAGATAATCAACCCATTAGAGTACGCATCTTTCCTAGAAGATGGTTGGTCTTCACAAGCACCGAATGGCGTACTCGAACAGGCGGTACAGCAATTGCCTTCAATCCTTCGTGGATACATAGGACACAAGCCCTATGGTGCAGTTACAGTATCAATTTCAATTCCTGATTATGTTTCCGCAAGCAGTCCTGTGGAAGACCTATAAATAAACTGAGCATTAATTTTCACTTAAGGAGGGTCGGATGACCACCGAAACAGCTAAGCCGGATGGCGAACAGCAAGCAGCAGAGTCTCAAAAGGTGGAAACACCTCAAACGTTAGAGGAAGCACTCGCAATTATCAATTATCTTAAAGGCGTCAAATCAGAAGCCTTCAGTGAGAGAGATAAGCTGAAGGGTAAACTGAAAGCTTTTGAATATGAGCAAACGCAGCGTGAACAATCTGCTCTAACAGAGCAAGGCAAGTACAAAGAGCTTTACGAAAAGGCGGAAGCCGAAAAGGTAGCTCTAAAGACAGGCCTAAAGAACAAGGCAGTCGATGCCGCACTTTTGGATGTTATCCAAAAGGCGGGTGCTAGAGCGGTGGATACCGTAGCCAAGCTAATCGACAAATCTAAGGTTGATGTAAATGGTGACGACTTTACAGTTGATATCACGACCATCCAATCTCAGATTGAAGAGTTAAAGAAGACAGACCCAATCTTGTTTGGTGTCAGCGAGAATGTAAATTCTCCCCCTGTGAAGAGACCTACTGATGGAGTTCCTCAGACTGGTTATCAACAGGAGATGCGGGCGGCTAAGACACAGGAACAGATTAACGCTGTTATTAAGAAATACGGCTTCAACCGTTAACCAACAAATAAGGAGCATAACATGCCTTTTGTAGCAAATATGACAGGTACGACCCAGCTTGATGACAGCTTGGTTCTAGCCTTCGAACAATCGTTCATTGTCGCCAATGGACAAAACAACGTGATGGACCAACTTGCACAGTACAATTCCAATATTGGTGCTAAGTCCATTCAAATGACGAAGTATGCACGTCTTGCACTTGTAACTACGCCACTCACTGAAGATGAAGACGCAACTCGTGTTCAATTGGCTGACAGCGCAATTCTGTTCACGCCTGCTGAATACGGTGGTGTTGTTACCCGTACTAACCTTGCAAAATTGCAAACCGGCGGAAAGTCCGACTTGGCGGCCGCACAACTCGTAGGTATCAATGCTGGTTCTTCTCTTGACAAGCAAGCTGTTCTGGCTCTGTCTGCTTCGTCCAACCTCATTGTTGCTGGTGGTAAGACTGATGCTACTCTTGCTGACACTGACGTGTGCGATGCAGCTTTCCTGAACAAGATGTACAACAAGTTGGCTCGTACCAATGTCCCAACCATCAATGGCATGTATGTTGCAGTTCTGCACGACGACCAGATTCATGACCTCCGTGCTGCTACCGGTGCTGGTTCATGGGTTGACGTCACCAAGTACAGCCTGCCAGGTGAAGCAATGGCTAACGAAGTTGGTATGTTCAAGGGATTCCGTATCCTCCGCAACAACAACGTCGTGTTTGCTGACCAAGCAGGTGCTGGCACTGTTGATTCGTACAAGGGACTGTTCCTTGGCGCAAATGCACTTGGTAAGGCAGAGTCGCAGTTACTCACCATCAAGGTAACTGGTCCTTTCGACAGCCTTGGCCGTTTCGTGAATGTTGGCTGGTACTGGGTTGGCAAGTACGGTATCGTTGATACTGATGCTGTCTACGTTGGTCTCACCGCTTCTAGCGTCGGCGACAACGCAGCTTAAGTTCATCTTGAACTGACATAAGGGGAGCCTGTTAAAGGGTTCCCCTTTCTTGCATCTACGTATTTGTACAGGTACTGAGAATATCTGTAAATAGAGCTGTTGATAGGAGAAATAATGGCAATAACGATTACAGCAACACCTTTCAGTGCGACAGCTAACAGTTACGTCACCTTAGAAGAGGCAGATGCTTACCTTGAGGCACATCTGAAGGCGGCAGACTGGGCAGCATTCACTGACGAACAGAAGAAGGCAGCACTTGTCTCTGCTTGCAGGTTCATTGAGAACATGCAATTTACTGGCCGACGTCAAACACAAGCGCAGTCACTTTCATGGCCCCGCTTCTACATTTACGACTTTGATGCGTATGTGGTGACAGGCATTCCTTCAAAACTGAAGGCAGCCCAATGTGAATTGGCAATCTATAACCTAACAGAAGACGACCGTCTTGCTGGTAGGTTCGAACTAGAGTCAATGAAGTCAGTCGAGATTGGCCCAGTCAAGTACCAAGTTAAGGATGATGCCGAGTACATTCCCGACTTCATTGAAGACTTGCTTGAAGCAATCGGACCAAATGTGCTAGCAGATGGTAACATTTCTACAATGACACTATGAGCATAACTATACAAGCATGGGAAGACTGGGGGCCGACAGCATTCGGTGCGGGAGTAACAAGAACACCAGTCACCAACCTCAATCTGAAATGCTGGTCAGACCCAGCTCAGAACTACTACCTGAATGATGTGCAACGGCCATACCTGCAAGGTGTGCATATGTGCAGCTTTACACGGTTCTTCAGCTTTAGGATATCCGGCACGTATAGTAGGTTCAAGAATGCACGCATTGTGATACCATCTGGATTTGCACCAGACAATTGGCGTGTTATGTACAGAATGACAAGCACCTATGTTGAACCTGTTGGTGCTATCAATGAATTCGGCAGAATGGCAGGTGTATTTGATGGTGCTTGCATGACACTTACAGAAGAAACTACACTGTACCCATTCTTTAGTACAGACGGCCCATGGTCAGCAACTACCCGACCAGTGTCAATAGGACCAAATCAGACTGTCTGGACCAATTGGCTTGTGCTTCAATTCATGGCACACCCTTCTGATTTTGATGATGTAGACAACTTTGGGACAGGCGATATCAAACTACTACTGGACGAGATGGAGTTATAATGGCAGCAAAAGCAAATTTTACAGTAGTGCAAGGCGACACATTCTCTAAGACACCAACATTCCGCCGTAAAACTACTAAGGTGCCTATCAACTTGACAGGTGCAACCATTTCTGGAACAGCAGCAGGACTTGCTCTGACATGTGCAGTTACCAATGGACCAGCAGGACAATTCTCATTCGGGCTCAGTGCAGTTCAAACTGCAGGCGTTCCTATTGGTGTCCACACATACGAGGTCATTTGCACCTATGCAGATAGTACTGTTCAAACACTCCTACAAGGCAACTTAGTGGTGACATCATGAGTGATGTGTTAGAAGTAGTCATCGAAGAGGTAGACCTGGAGTTGGCATTTGAAGCCGATTCCGAATTGGTGTTTGTGGATGACGGACTAGAACTTACTGTTGTAGCAGATGCAGAGGTTATTGTCCAGGATGAGACTGTAGAGTTGCTAACAGACAGTGAACCTGGTATTCCTGGATACGGCACAATTGGCCAGATATTGGCAAAGAAGACTTCGACCTCATTTGACGTTGAATGGATTCCTCATACAAAGATTCACGTAGGTACGACTGCTCCGGTAGGGCCAGCAGTAGGCGACCTATGGGTAGATACAAACTAAGGATAGAAGATGGCAACAATTACAACTGACACATATCTTGATGGTGGAACTGCCCGGACTGCTGGCGAAACGTGGGCACTCAATGGCGCGAAGTTGACCATTCGCACTGATACTCGTTGGCACGCAAATGCCCCTGCATCGATGACAGGGTCTCTTGGAACGGTCACATGCTCCCCAACACTTGGCGGGCAGTTTGAAATTATTGGAACCAATGTTCGCTGGATGCCATTTGATACGGGGTCTGGCACAGTTCCTGCAATAGGGACTACTGTATCTCAGGGTGGTGTCTCAGGGTATTTTCTTGGTGTATGGGCAGACTACACGAGCGCACCTACTGCTGTTGGTGCTGCCATGCCGGCAACTGGCTACATCAAGTTCCGTGAAGTAACAGGCGGCACATTTGCCGCTGGCGCCCTAACAGGTATCAGTGCAAATGCAACAAGTGCCGATGTGCGCGGGTGGCTTGAAGTTGTTATGGACAACTCGTCAGGTATCTCCACAAGTGCTATTGGCCGAAGTATCACTATGTCTGGCGATTGGTTTATCCTTGGCACAACCAATGGTACACCAGGTCAGCAGTTCCAAGTCCCAGTGAATGGTGGAGGCACAGTTACCCCACTTTCTGGCTTGAGCATTGAGACATCACCAGGTTCTGGGGTGTACGAGTGGTACCCGGCGCAAGATGCTACAAGTGGTTTTGCACCAGCCAACATCACAACTGACATTCGTGCAAAGGTTGTGCAACTTCTCACTAGCGGCACAGTTCGCATTGGGCATAATGGCACTTCGAACACAGGATTCACACCACCATCTGGTTGTGCAGTGCGTGTGCCAAACATTTTCCTCCGTATGTGCACCACAGCTGCACGTCAGACTAACACCGCTCCTACCAACATGGGTCTTCGCCCGTTCTTTGGTGGTTCAGCAGTGGTAGGCTTTGACGCTGTTGTAGACAAGGTCATGTCCGACTGGAACATGACACCTTACTACGCGACAGCTCTTACTCTTACGAACTCAATCATTCGTGACTCTATGACTATTGGCTTCAATCAGAAGCCACTTACGGTCACCAACGTGCTATTCGCTACCACAACCAGTTATGTTGCACCAAATGTTGTGACCTCGATGGCACAACCTGTCACATTTACGGACTGCAAGTTCCACACCACAGCATCCGGTTCAAGCAACCATTTGAACCTAACTGACACTACAGGCTTTGTGTTCGCTAACTGTGATTTCGTGCACTACTCTTCGGCAAATAACCAACGGACCACTCTTTCGTTGCTTCGCTGCAAGAACATCACGTTCAACACCATTCGGACTCTTTCTGCGCACTGGGCAATCACCACCAGCTCTGCTATTCGCATCAATGGCATCGACTACATTGACCATGGTCGTGGTAATACGTCTTTGTTTGGTACTACTTCTGGTTTGTTCGCGATGACTGCAGCCACTAATGATGTGGTTGTTGATGGGATTACATTCGGTTATGGTGGAACTCTAACAAATGTCCAACCATACTTCCGCATCCTTGACACCTCGAACTGCTACAATGTGACAGTTCGTAATGCGGGCACAATCTCAGCGCCGCTGTATTGTGGCACATCAACTGCTATTGCACCAACGTTCTTGCACTCAACGACAAATGATGTGAACATCCGTATTCAACGGATGTTCTTCAACTTCTTGGGCAACATTCAGACTGGTAACTCACCAAACGACAGCAATAACTTGCTCTATGAGCACTGCTACGGGGCAACTGCTGTTTCGAATGGCATTACAAAGGGCCGAGATTCAACTTACCGTTCACTTGGGTATGGTGGCACAAATGCTGCTACGCCTCTTATTGCTGGTACACACTTTCAAGACTACTTCACATCTAACACTGCAGGTGGTATTGTGTGGCTAGCCAATGCCATCACCACAGCATCCTCGGCTTACAACACACTCTCGGTAGCAAGTTCTTCATCTGGATTCAGCGCCAATGGCACGTTGACAATGAAGAATGCTGGTGACTACATTATCTCTGAGACACCATACTTTATCAAGGGTGTGACTGGGTTTGCTAACACCACTGCAACTGTTACTGCCACAGGTTCATACACTTATGAGTACCAGATTGACATTGGTTCTGGATGGAATGGTACCTGGAAGACCGTCAATGGCGCAAATCTCTCGGCTGAGACAGTCTCACCGTCTGGTGTGAAGCTAAAGCTTAGAATCACGGCTACAGGTTCGGCAAGCACCAACCTTCTTACTCGTGTGACAATCGCCACAGTAAGTACATTGGCTGCGCAGACAGCAAATGTGTACCCAATGGACACGAACACTCTAGGCTTTACAAATCTAGTAGCTGGTTCTGAGGTTCGTGTCTACCAGGGCACAAACCCAGCAACTGCCGTAGAGATTGGTGGAGTTGAATCAACATCAGGAAGCACCTTCAGCTTCTCCCACAGCTCTGGTGGTCAAGCAGGCGTCATTGCAATCTTCGCGATGGGGTACCAACCAATCTACCTGCCGTACACCTTCAAGAGCACTGATGACAGCATCCTGATTCAGCAGGTTGTTGACCGTAATTACGTGAACCCATAAGGAGCAAATATGCGTGTTGTTAGAAGCACTGATAGACAGCACATAGGTACTGTCATCCCGGTTGTAAATAAAGGTGATATCGTTGAGCTTGACGGCTTCACCTTCGAAGTACAACAAATAGAAACCCTAGAGAATGGGAACACTTTGTTCTCGAATCCTAATTACCAACTTGAATGCGAGGACTAAATGGCAATCATTATCGACCCAGACAACCTAGTACTAACAACTGACATAGCTGTAAACACTTCTACGAAGACCATTGAAATCAAGACTACTGGAGCTGTTTCTAATACGGGTTCTACTGGTGGTGTTTCAGGTCAGGCACTTTACTCATGGCTGAAGGAACAGTGGAAATCATCTGCCACTTTCATCAAGTATCCATTCCCAATGGAGGCCATCACCCCTGAACAGTTTGAATTCATCAATGGATGGGCTCCTAAGGACGACACTACCCGTAACCTAATCCGTACTGCAGGTTGGGCAGAGAAGAACAGTTCAGGCACAGTTCTCCGCAAGTACATGGGTGTTGTCTCCCTAGGTTCAATCGGTGCAGGCGACCAACCTTACTACCGCTGGAATACTGGCTCTAAGGTCAACTTCAGTTTTGCTGGTCCAATCAACCAAGCCGTACAGGTCTATGGTGATGCAGCAAATGGCAACTTTGACTACACTGATGGCGGAGACACCTTCACACTGTACTGCCGTGAACAGGGCAAGACGTATGCAACGTCTAACAATGCTTCTATCGGTGCTTCAACACTGTCGTACATCACATACCGTTTCCCACTGTCAAATGCAACTGACCTTAAGGTAACTGCTTCTGATGCAACTATAGCAGCAAATGCACCTTACACGAACATCTCTGTTCAGTACTATGGTTCTGACCAGATGCGCAACATCGATGGAACTTCTGCTCCATTCCGCATCATTGTGACAGATGCAGGTGGAACTGCTACAACTACCCAGATTTATGAGAAGTTGCAGTACCAACTCCGCCAGAACTCTGACATTGACTCTGGTGCAGGTACAGTTATCGGTGCCACTGCAGATGCACTTGCTGCTTTCTTGGGTGATGTGTTAGTAGGCTCTACTTCTGTTGCTATTGACAACCTTAACAGCAACTTCTTGAATGCGGTTGAACTGTATGACAAGAATGGTGTGAAGCGTCTGTACCCATTCGTTTCAGCAGGTACCATCAACTTCGGTACGAATGCAGGTTCTGGCGACTTCAAGTACTGGATGTTCTTTGACACGACTCCTTCTGGCAACTATGGAACGGACAATGCTATCATCGTCAATGACAAGGATGGAACTCCAATCAATGGCACCTATGCAGGTTCACCTGTTAGCTTCACTTTTGCGTATGACACGAATACACAGGGTGGACGGATTGCTGGTACTACACCAACAGTGAAGGTGCTCGGTATTGGTCTAACTGGTGGCCAATATGTGGAGGTTGATGCTTCTATCACTCGTGCTGCAGGTCAATCAATCCTACTTGCACCAGCTCAAGAACGTAACTACTCAAACCCATAAGATAGAGGTGCCCACGTGGCAATTACTTTCGACTCAACTAATAAGCGGATTGTCCTTGACTCTACTTACGTAACAGTCAAGGACATCTATTCGCGATGGAAAGAATGGGTCCTAGCGGGCAATGCAGAATATCTACCTGCATTTCGCGTTGTAGGCGGAGACCCACTTGGTAGCGGGTTGTTTGTTGCCTCTTACTTCTTTCTAACAAATGGGTGGCGTATCAGGCCTATGGAACAGGACCACAACCTTGAAATCAATGGCAACATTGGTGTTGATGGAGGTGGTAATCCAATTGTTCCCACACTTGGTACTCACAATGTTATAATCCAATTCACAGTTCCTGTTGCAGCACAGGGCATATCTACATCAGGCGGCTCTTCTCCTGTAGAGATTGCAGCAGCTGTTGTCGCAGCATTAGAAGCAATAACCATACCAGTCAATATTAGAAAGGTCAATGACCTGCTTGTCCATGGTTCTGGCACAGAAAATAGTCCATGGGGTCCAGTATGAACGTCTGGGGCAAGAGCTGGGGCATCTCTTGGGGCATCTCTTGGGGTACTGTAATAATCACCCCAGGAGGGCTAAAGGTTTGGCTCGGTTCTTGGATTAAGAAACCCTTGAAGGTCTGGACTGGAACTGCATGGGTAGAGAAACCATTACTAAGATGGAATGGAGAATCCTGGAGCAACTCTTAAATAAAAGAAAAGCCTTCTACGCGACAAGGAGCAGTAAAAATGGAATTCAATAGACGAGCTACAGACTCAGATGTGATTGGTGAGAGAGTAGTTAAATTAGAAACGAATGTCGAACATATGCACACAGCTATTGACGGTATTTCTGATAAGTTTGAAACTCACGTAGAACAAAATGCCCGTGGCTTTGAAGAACTGCGCATGCACATGCAAACAATGGCTATTGCCACTGAAAGACAAGCAGCAGCTTTTGAAAGACAAAATGACAGTATGCAACGTATGCAACACACACTAGAAATTTTAGCAAAGAGCGACTCAAAGATTGTTGCACTAGAGGAATTCAGACGTTCAATCACACTTCATACTGAAGATTGTGATATTGACAGAGATAGATTACGTACTAAGCTTGCTGAAGTTAATAATGCAATACTGCACAACAGGGAGAGAGTAAATCGTATCTACTGGGTTGTTCCGATACTTGCAACCATTGGTGGAGCTACTATTACAGCAGGTTGGCAGGTTCTAACTTATTTTAAGGTATTTTGATGTGGGCTTTCATAATCGGCGCTTTTATCATAGCGATAGGCATCTCACTAATTGTAGCCCATTTCAAAACTGATAATCACGCCTCTCTGATTGACCTTGTTTCTCGCAATGGGAAACTAAGCACCACCATGATACTTCAATTGGTTGGTGGTGCTGTTGGTACATGGGTTGTTGTCAAGATGACGGCAACAGGAACGCTGACATGGGATATGTTTGCAATCTACCTGACATACGTTGCCTCGGTAGATGGTTTCTCAAAGGCAATGGCATCACGCATACAGAAAGCACCAGAAGATGTTCCTACTATTCCTAAAGAGTAATTGGAGGGGAATACTTGTTGCAGTTTTTGTCTGTTTAGCAGTATGGCTCGCATACGACTACATGGGACAGCAGCAGGTTATCTCTGAACAAAAGCAGAAGATTACAGAACTAACTGACAGGTTGACAGCACAGGATGCTAAAGTTGCGGGGTTCGAATCCGCAGCACTGCAATCCGAGAAAAACAGGCATGATGCTGAACTAGCACGCCTTGCAATAATCAGTACACTCACAGCCCAAGTAAATACATTACGCAAGCAGCAACCTCCAAAGGACTGCCAGCAAGCCGTCGACTGGGCTGTTACTAACAAGGGTGACCTTTCATGGACAAAATAAAGTACCTTCTTATTTGTGCTGTACTTGCAGGATGTGCAACAACTACCAAGACAGAGTACATCAAGGTGCCACCTGCTGAACCACCTGTGATTACACGTCCGGACTTGGACACTGATTACATTAAATCAGGTGATGATGCAGGTACAGTAATACAGGCCCACAGGTTGACAATAAAGAAACTTCAGCAATGGGGGTTGGAATTAGAAGCAGCCCTCAATGCTTACCGGAGCACCAAATGAGTGAAGCTACTATTAGAAAGAAACTTACACGTGCATATGCTCAGGCTGGCAAGATACTTGGCAAGCAATTTGACGTGTACAGGCCTGTTGATATGTCTGATTGCCTTGCGCCACAGAACTTGTTACTTAAACAGACCGCATCATTCACTCTGTCAAGACAGTACTCACACGACCAAGCAGAGACATTCAAAATGTACATTACGTACACGGACTCCTCTAAGTGTGATGAGGGCGACATTTTTAGCGATGGTACAGACACCTATGTGATTGTATGGAACAAGGGCATTGAGGATGTCATGGCAATTAGGTGCAGTGACTTAGTCGAAATACACCGCCCATCCTGGAGCACCACAGATGGACTACAGCCAGTGCGGGTTCGAATCGGGAAAAATGTACCTGCTTCAATCACAGGCATGTCATCAGTATCAGACATCAGCCTTGGTACTGTTGCAAATACAGCACAGGCAGACAGATGGGAGGTTCGAATCTGGGCAAATACTCCTATTCAACAGACTGACAACATCATCAGGGCTAATGGTAGCATCCTGCATGTAGACACAATTGAAACACACCAACTCTATCAGGTGTTAACCTGCTCTCTAGTATGAGAATAGATTCGAACCTCAAGGATTTTAACAAGCAAGTAGACAAGCTTAGAAATCCTGCTGTCTACCTGAGTAGAATTGGTGAAGCACTTCTACAAGCAACACATGAGCGCATTCAGAAGACAAAAGTTAGTCCTGACGGTACTCCTTGGGCACCTTGGGCTTCTTCTACTGCTAGAGCAAGACGCAAAGCAGGAACTGCTGGAACTGGTCTCCTCTTCAATACTGGTGCATTAGACAAAAGTCTAACCTACTCAGTGCAAGGACCGAAGGTTTCAGTCCATTCCTCTTCTCCTTATGCACAGTACCTACAGAACGGAACAAGTAGAATGCCTGCTCGTCCATTCCTTGGTATTGGTAAAAAAGAAGAAGCACTCATCCTCGACATCTGGAATAAATGGCTAAAGGAATAATATGGCAATCGCAGAATTAGCAAGTAATCTAATTGACAAACTGAAGACTGTTCCTGCTATGGGCAACAGAATCGGACTTGCAGCCGCTGGTGGTATGACTGACCCGTCTATGAAGACTGTTCCTCTACCTGCAGCATGGGTCTTATTCGAATCGGATTCAGTGACATATGAATCATCACGGACTGGAGATGTCGATTACGTATTCTCAGTTGCAGTGATGGTGAACTACGAGTCTCAGGCAGATTTGATAAATACACAGTTACCGACGTTAGAGGCACTCGCCCGCAGTGTTTCTGGCAGAGAGAGCACCGACTTTGCAATGAACTGGCAATACCAGGGCGCCCAATTGGTAGATGCATTCACGGATAGGTTGGTTTACGAGCTGAAGTTCATGGTTTCGGCTTCATACATAGTTTAATTTCCCTTCGAAGGAGCAAAAATGGCTACTAACTACTACAGAGGTCAAGGTAAGGTTTGGATTGCAACTCGCGCAACAGACGGTACTCTTGGCACATTCGCTGAAATTGGCGATGCTGACAAGTTTGAAATCACTCAAACAGAAGCTTTTGACAGTGTGTACGAATCCCAGTCTGGCGCACGCGTCAAGTCTGTTTATTCGGCAACGCAACTTGATGTCAACTTCTCGCTTGACATCCTCAACTTCAATGGTGCTAACCTTGCACGTGCTATCCTGGGTACAACGACTACTTCTCAGTCTGTCACTCCAGTTGGTGGTGGCACTGCATCGTCTTACGACACGCTGACAGAAGCATTCACTGCTACTGATGCACGTGAGTACTGCATTGTGTTTGAAGGCAAGAATATGAACCGCTCTGGAACTTCTGTTCTCGTGCGTGCTCACCGTGCCTACATGAACGTGGCTTCAGCACTTAGCTTGCTAGGTACTTCGACTGCCAAGTTCACTGTCGCTGGTGCTCTTCTGCCTGACACGACCATTACGACTGCAGGCAAGTCGCAGTTCTTCTACGTCGCTATCAAGGACGAAGCCTAATCTGATTAGGTAATAAAAAAGGGGTAGACAATTGTCTACCCCTGCTTCTCATATCATAGGAATCAACATGACCACAGAATTGTTAACAGAAGAGCAGATGCTTGCTCGAGCAAGCACGATTAAGCCAGACACCAACAAGGTTGTCAATGAACTCGAAGTACTCTTTGAAGAAGACAAGGTATTCGAAGTCAATGGTGAAAAGATTAGAATCACCCCATTCAAATTTGGCCAGTTGCCGGCAGTACTTAAACTCCTACGTAATGTAGGTGGCCTTTATGCGCACTACTATCAGCAAGGCAAGGTTGACACTACTGATGCCATTATGCACATTATTTCAGAAGCAGGCGATGATGTAATGCAAGCACTTGCACTGAACATTGGTAAGCCACGTTCCTTCTTTGACACACTAGACTCTGATGTCGGCATCGAAATGATGATTCAATTCTTGGCAGTCAATGTCAGTTTTTTTACGAAACGGGTAATGCCTCTTCTCAAGAAGACGATGTACTAATTGATTACCCGTGGACACTTACGATGATGGACATTATCAGTAGGGGTTTTAGATATGATGAAGTTATGAAGTTGACTATTAGACAGGTTATGCTTTTCCAGAAGGCCGGACTTCAATACGATAACTTCAAAAGAATAAGTACTATATCTGATATGAGAGTTGCTTCTGGAAACATTGATGAGCAAGACGCAACACGTCATATCAACCACTTACGATACGGATAAGGGGAAATCATGAGCGACTTGAAAGTCACAGCAGAACTAATAGACAAGATGTCTGGCCCATTGACCAATCTGAATGGGTTGCTCAATGAATTCGCTAAGGGTGTTAGAGAAGGTGCTGCTGCAGAACTGGCCGCTATGGAGAAGAAGGGTGCGACTGCAGTCAATACTGTAGGCACCGGATTAAAGGGTGTTTCTGTAGATGCCGGTAAGGCAGGTAGTGCAATCCACGGCATCATTGGTGAACTAAACAGTGTAACACAAGGTGGTGACAGGGCAGCAGATGCAGCATTAGGCCTTGCAACTCAATTGGGTTCTGCAGGTAAGATGCTGGCCGGTCTGGTTGCAGGCGGTGTTGGTGGCATCTTCAAGATGTTCAGTTCTGATGCAGAAACAGCAGCACATTCAACTACAGCGGTAGGTGAAGCAGCAAAAGTAAGTGCAGGACAACTTGCAGGTGGTGCTATAGTATCAGCCGGTGCATATAAGGGATTATCTGGGATTATCTTAGCCGCAAAAGAAGCAGCTAAGCAAGCAAGTCTAGATGCAATTGCTGCAATGGCTAAGGAAAAGCTTGCATTGGAAGCTCTCGCAGAAATGGAGAGGAAGTATTATGAAAAGAAATCTGCCTCTGGTATTGCTAGAGCAGCAAATGGCTCTGACCTTGCAATTGAACGTAGAGCAGAAAGATTAGCACTAAGAGATACTTTCCGTGATACAGTTAGACCTGCTAGAGCAGAGGCTAAAGATTTAGCGACTGCAGCATTAATGGCAGAAGGGAAAGCAGATGTACTTGCATTCACTGCATCTGCGGCTACAGGTATAGCATCTATTTCCGCAGTGGCCGCTATTGCAGCGGCAGCAGTCACAGCAATAGCAGTTTCTGCCCGTTCAGCAGCAGATGCTTCTGATGAGATGGCACAGAAGTTAGGTATTTCAAGAGACAAACTTGAAGCACTAACCCTCATTGCAGAGGAGAATGGCGGTTCTGTAGAAGCAATGCAGCGTGTCTATGACAAGTTGTCAAAGTCCATGAACAAGATGGATGAAGATAATGAGAAGACAACTTACGCATTCGAATCACTTGGTATTGCATTAGATGACATCAAGGACAAGAAGCCAGAAGAAGTCGCTGCACTTATCGTAAAGAACTACGAGCAGATTGGCAAGTCTGCAAAGGCCACTTCAGCAATTGTACAGTTGCTTGGTCCTAACTTCAGAGACCAGTCTATTGCCATCAAGGAAGCCGGAGACAAATTTGGTGAGTACTCAGACCGTGTAGACAAATTCGGTTCAACTGCCACTGACAATCTTGTCAAGAAGGGTGGTGAGCAGGAGAAGGCTGTTTCTGACCTTGGACTTGCATGGAAGGGACTGAAGAATTCTATAGGTGAATACACTGGCGACATTGTAACCAGTCTATCTGAATGGGCCGCTTCTTCTATCAAGTCAATCAGAAGTGTTTTTGATGAAGCAAACAAGTACGGCGCACTTCGTGAACAGGTAATGCAGATTTCTCCTGAAAGACGTGCACAACTTTCAGAACAAGCAAAAGCAGCCCAAAAGGCAGGCACAATCGGCCCATCCAATGCAGACTTTATCAAGTACAGACTTGAACTGTACGATGCTGAACTGAAGAAGATAAATGCAGTAAAGGATGCCCGTACTGCAGATGAGAAGGTGCGCACTGATGCAGAAGCAGCAGCACTGAAGGCCAAATCAGAAGCAGCAAAGCCACCACCGAAGAAGGAAGGTACTCCTAAGGTAGATGAATTTGCCAAGGCAAAGGAAGACATGCTTCGTCAGATTGATTTGACAAAGGAAGCAACTGTTGCAGAGAAGACACTGTTTGAAACAGAACAGGGTAGGTTCAAGGCATTCACACCAGCACAAAAGGCTGCCCTTATTGACCTTGCAAAGGAAGTTGACTTGCGCATTGCTCGTACTAAGGAAGAGCAAGCATTTGGCAATGCACAGAAGCAAGTAAAGGCAGAGCAGGAACAAGTTGCTCTTCTTGAATATGAACTTACACTAACAGGCAAGTCAGCAGATGAGCGTGAGCGCCTGCTTGCTACTAAGCGTGAAGAACTCCGCCTTGCAAAGATTACTGAAGGGCTGTCTCCAGAACATGCAGCACAGATTGCAAATGCTACTTCTAATATTGTCAAGAACAAGGAAACACTGTCTGCTTCATTGAAGGATGCTGCTGTTGTAAATGGTATTATTGATTCATCTGAAGCAGCAATCAATGCTTCTGTACAGAAGAACATCCAGTTTGCAGCAGGCCTACTTGAGACAAAGAAGATTAGTGAAGACGACTATGTGCGTTATGTGGAGAGCCAGTCCAAGAGACTCACTGACCTCAATAAGAAGACCGCAGAGGAGGTCTCTACTTTCTGGCAAGAAGCAGCAAAGGGAATGCAGTCTGCAATGTCTGACTTCTTCTTTGACTTAATGCAAGGCAAATTGAGTTCATTGGGAGACAGATTCAAGCAGATGTTGGACAGGATGGTATCAGATGCACTTGCCGCAAATCTTGCCCAATCAATCTTCGGTAATGGATTTGC